TGGAAAACATTGATGTGGGCAGCAGGTGCAGGTAGTGCCGTGACTGCTTTTATTATTGCAATACAACAAATTTTTTGGGGGAAGTAATGGCTAAAACCAGATCATATTTACAGGATGTAAAGAGAAGAAAGAGACAAGCGAGAGGAAGAAAAACAGCAACTGAATTAGAAGACGCTATGATTATGACTGATGATCCTGTAATGCAGGGTATAGGGGTATCAAGGGCATTAGTTAGGACAAAACCACTTACTAAGGCGGAAAGAAAAGCACAAAAAATTATTGGAGAGGAAATAGATAAAGCCAAAGAAAAGGGTTTAAAAGAAGGTATAGAAACAGATTTCTATGAAGACAAAGTAAAAAAACGGATTAAAAAAGTTAAAAAAGGTGGTTTAATAAAAGTTAGACGAGGTGATGGTATTGCAAAAAGGGGTAAAACAAAAGGACGTATAGTTTAAAAGGAGGTTTAGGGTGGCATATTTAATTAGCAACATTCCATATACAAAAGTTTGGATTAGGAAAGAGTTTACACATGGACATCAAAAATACCACGGAGAATTCGTACATGGCTTGGCAGTCGCAGTCACAACAATGCCGGACCGATGTCTCAGTTTTCAAATCATATTTACAGGATGTGAAGAGGAAGAAGGCGAAAGTAATCCGCACGGAGGTGCCATGTGGGCAAGGATGCCCATCACAGCCTTATGTGGGGACATCCCAATGGATGAGTGGCCTGAAAGAATGGAAACCCACCTCGCACAACCGTGGGACTGTCCATCACACCACCACTCCATTGTGTCCCTTGACAGGTGTAAGCCTAGCCCATGGTTATGTAAGATCGCCGGGGAGTTTCATACATCGAGATATCTCTTCACTGTGGATTACACCGAAAGCGAAATCGCAGACTGTCCAGCCCAGCACAAGCAGAGTCACGTTATGGTGTTGACAGACGGACCTTGGAAGGGCAACATGGTTGCATTACCTAATAATAGAGTCAGAGTTACAAGCCCTGCTCTTTGGGTTACAGGTGAAGGCGCACCTGATTTTAGGCCTAGCCAACATACACACTGCGCCGAGCAGGATGATTCGTACATGGACCCAGAAGTAACATTCAACAATTTATACAAAGGAGATGAAGATGGCTAAAATGCCTATGGTTAAAGACCCAAAAACAGGTAAAATGGTTCCGAGTTTTGCTATGGATGGTGAGGGGCCGAGAGATTTAAAAAAAGCGGCTAAAGGTGGCGCTATTAAAATGCGTGGTGGTGGTATGGCAGCTAAAGGAATGGCAAAAGGTGGCGCAGTAATGGCTAAAGGCGGAGCAGTCAAAATGCGTGGAGGTGGCATGGCTAAAGGCTATAATATTGGTGGCGCTATAGATAAATTAGAAAACAAGAAAACTGCTAAAGGGATGGCTAAAGGGATGGCTAAAGGTGGGGCAGTAAAACCCATGGCTAAAGGCGGTGCTGTTAAAATGCGTGGTGGTGGTATGGCAAAAGGCTATAAAATTGGTGGTAAAGTTGCAACCAAAGGTGGCACAAAGGGTGGCGTTAGCGGTGGTACAAAAGTAACCAGAGCCGACGGTATTGCGAAGAGAGGTAAAACGAGAGGAAGGAAGGTGTAATGGCTGTTAAAAAGAAACCTAAAAAGAAGTCAGGGGCAAAACCCACAAACCCATCTTTATACGCTCGTGTAAAGGCCGAAGCAAAACGTAAGTTTGATGTATACCCGTCAGCTTATGCAAATGCTTGGTTAGTTAAGACGTATAAGAAAAGGGGCGGGGGTTATAGAAGTGGCTAAACCCAAAGGTGGTTTAACCGAATGGTTTGGTAAAGGCTCTAAAGGAGACTGGGTAGACATAGGCGCACCAAAGAAAAAAGGTAAGTTTCAACAGTGCGGTCGTAAATCTACAAAAACCAGTAAACGTGCCTATCCAAAATGTGTGCCTAGAGCAAAGGCAAACGCCATGAGTGCGGCACAACGTAAATCTGCTGTTCAGAGAAAACGAGCAGCAGGTAATCCTGGGGGTAAACCCACAAATGTAAAAACTATATTAAAGAAGAAGAAAGGAAAAAAGTAATGGAAGCTATTATTAATACGTTTCAACAAGCTCGGAAGTATGGTGTTGAGCAGACCAAAAGCGCTATAGACTTTAACGCTCGTGCTGCTAAAGCAGTAGTAGAACACTGCGAAACAAGCATAAAGTGGTGGGAAGATATATTCTCTAAAAAAGATAAGTAGTGTGGAGTAAAAAGTACAAGCGCTCTATTGACTGTAAAAATCCAAAAGGGTTTAGTCAAAGGGCGCATTGCCAAGGAAGAAAGAAACGTGCGGAAATCAAATCCAAGAATACCAAGAAAACCCGGTCAACCCGCAAGGTCTAAGAAGCATTCTGATTTATATACGGATGAAAACCCTAAGGGCACAATAAAAGGATTAAAGTTTGCCACACGAGATGACGCAGTAAAAAGTGTAAGTAAGATTAGAAATAGTGGTAGATCAAAGGCACACAAGATACAAGCTGCTATCGCTATGGAACAAAGAGCCAGAGTTATGGGTAAAAAAGATGCTGCTGGTGTTTACAGAAAATATATAAATAGTGTGAAAGCAAAGAAATAATGGCTACTACAGACACAACAAGTTTTAATTTAGACCTTAATGAATTAGCGGAAGAAGCATTTTCACGATGCGGAACCGAGATGCGTACTGGCTATGACCTTAAAACAGCCAGACGTTCTTTAAATTTATTAACTATTGACTGGGCTAACCGAGGCATAAACTTGTGGACTATAGAGGAGGGCACTATACCTTTGACCCAAGGCACTATTACATATGATCTACCTGTAGACACCATAGATTTATTAGAGCATCAGGTAAGAACAGGTTCAGGCTCAAATCAACAAGACCTAACAATTAGCCGTATATCAGTTAGCACATACGCAACAATACCGAATAAAAATGCGACAGGCCGACCCATACAGATATTTATTGACAGAAAATCTGGGGCTACTAATTCTTCCGGTGTTGTTCAAACCCCTCAAGTAAAAGTATGGCCGACTCCAGATCAGAGTAATTTTTACACGCTTGTGTACTTTAGAATGAGAAGAATACAGGATGCAGGTAATGGTGTAAACACACCAGACATACCGTTTAGAATGCTACCCTGCTTAGTATCAGGGTTAGCGTACTATCTTTCCTTAAAAATACCAGAAGCGACAGACAGAATACAGATGTTAAAACAAGACTATGAAGAGCAGTGGATGATAGCTTCTAGTGAGGATAGAGAGAAAGCTCCGTTACGATTGGCACCAAGAGAGTTTTTATATTGACATGGGATCTAATTACGCAAGAGGCAAAAGAGCTATCGCAGAGTGCGATAGATGTGGTTTTAGGTATAAATTAAAAGAATTAAAACAGCTTACAATCAAGACAAAAAATGTTAATATTCTGGTATGCCCAGAGTGCTTTGAGCAGGATCAGCCACAATTACAGTTAGGTATGTTTCCTGTAAACGACCCTCAAGCTCTGAGGAACCCACGACCAGATTTAACACGATTTGCGGAATCAAATTCCAGAAGTTATCAGTATGGGTTTGACCCTGTAGGTTTTAGCAATCCTTTTAATTTGGATCTAATAAATAATTTGTTAATATCTGGAAGTGTAGGCACAATTACTATAGGAGGAGATGCGGTTTCTAGCACCGAATCTAGTAGTGATAGTAGTGATAGTAGTGATAGCGGAGACAGTGGTGATAGCGGAGACAGTGGTGATAGCGGAGGTGGGTATTAAATAAATCAGGAGAACTTATGAAAGATACCGGAAAATTTAAACAACCTATGGATATGCCTGTACCAAAACAAGATGGGTATCCGAACAATGTGGCAAACACCCAAACAGTTAAAACAAGAGGTACGGGCGCTGCTACAAAAGGCACAAACTCTTCTAAGAAACTTGGATAATGAACTACAGCGAATTATTTGAAACTATAAAAGGTTATTGTGAAAACGATTTTCCTGATACTTCTTTCACAGATAGCGGTGGAAATACTATTACCCTCACAAGCACAGAGCAAATAAACACGTTCATAAAACAAGCTGAACAGAAAATACATAATTCAGTTCAGATATTAGATCTTAGAAAAAATGTGACAGGAGGTATGACTTCAGGAAATCAATACCTCACAGTGCCAACTGATTGGCTCGCTAACTTTTCTTTAGCGGTTATTGATTCTTCTGGTAATTATAGTTATCTATTAAATAAAGATGTTAACTTTATTCGTGAGGCTTTCCCTAACCCAACATCTACTGGACAGCCTACACATTATGCTTTGTTTGATAACAATTCATATATTTTAGGTCCAACCCCAGATCAAAATTACACAT